AGTGATACCTTTGGCTTCCACTGGTATTGACTGGAACATCCACGAAGTACCCAACCAAATGACTATTACCTTTGAGTCTGGGGTTAAAGCTAGCTATGCCACTATGAGAGTATCATGTGATACTACATCTACTAAGAGTGGACTAGTTCTCTACAAAACTAAAGATACAGGCCAACAGACCTGCTACCTGACAGATACCAATACCCCTATTTTAGTTAGAGCACCTTGGGAACCTGTCACTACTAAGACCTATAAATATGAACGATGATGAGAAGTTCCAAGCTATTGAAGATCTATTTGATGAATCCATTAGACCAGCATTAATGGCAGATGGTGGTAACATAGAGCTAGACCTAGTAAAAGGAAATGAAGTAGTTATCAGTTTCCAGGGAGCCTGTGGTAGCTGTCCCTCTTCTTCTGGTGGTACACTTAGAGGTATTGAGAAGGCATTGAGACACGCTATAGATCCTGAGATTGTAGTTATACCTACTAACGCTTATAAACCACCAGCTTAATATGATAATTGTACAAATTAGTTATAGTATAGCAACATTAATATCTGCCTATTCGGTAGTATTCCAGTATATGCCTAGAGTAGGTGTTCTACTAGGGTTCTTCATGCAGTTTGCCTGGATACACTATTGGTATTTTACAGGACAGGTAGGTATTATCATTTTAGATAGTGGCATCTTATTAATATATGTATTAAGACTAATTCAGTACTGGAGGGAGAGATGCTTAACAGACACCAGTTACTAGAAGTTGAGATGGTTGCCCTAGGTGTTAAGAGATACCGAAAGGAGAACTCAGAAGCTAAGAAGGGTAAGCATGAAGCTACTACACCAGCAGGTATCCAGTTCATTAGGAAGTCATGCTCTAAGGTATCTAATGCTATTGATACCCTGCATAAAGAGATGGTCAGTGGTAAGCCTATCAAGTACAATGTAGATGCAGTCAAGAGACTGGCTGAGTTGCCCTCAGATGTGATATCTTTCCTTGCTCTTAAGGGATGTATCAATCACCTGAGCACACCAGTAAAACTAGTTAAGGTAGCTCTAGAGGTGGGTGGGTTCATTGAAGATGAAGCTAGGTTTAGGAACTTTAGAGAGACTAATCCTGCTCTATTTGCTGTGGTCTCTAGAGATCTAGCAAAGAGAACCACCAACTACAGGAAACAAAAGAGAGTACTAGCTCACTCCAGTCTTAAAGCTGAGGTGGTATGGGAAAACTGGCTACCAGGTAACAAGGTGAGACTAGGGCAGCTACTAGTGGAACTAGTGTGTGATGCTACAGGTATCTTTGAGATACGCAAGCAGACTAAAGATGTTCAAGGTAAGTACAAGCAGGTATACTGGCTGGAAGCTACAGAAGCTTCTCTCAAATGGATAGACGGTAAGAATTCAGTGTGTGAACTATTGAGTCCTGTGAAGTTACCATGTATCATTAGTCCTCGCAAGTGGACCTCAGTGTACACTGGTGGCTACTACCAGTACACCAACATGAACCTGGTGAAGTCTACTGATGACACCTATATGCAGCAGCTAGATAGTTCTAACTTAAAGGAGGTATTTCATGCAGTTAACACCGTCCAAGAAACTGGATGGAGAGTCAATGCAAAAGTCTTTGAAGTCATGGATAGACTCTTTGACTCACAGGCAAGTTGTAGCGTTATACCAGAATTTGGAGAGCGGCACATGGAACGTCCATATCCAAAGCACGGAACTAAAGAAGAAATAATTGAATGGAAACGTGAAGCAACACTCATGTATTCTGATAACCAACGTAGGAAAACAAAGCGCATCCAATTTAGTCAACTCATGTGGATGGCTAGGAAGTTTAAAGATGAAAAAGCTATATACTTTCCGCATACGCTCGATTTCAGAGGTAGACTTTATGCAAACACAGCTTTCCTCAACCCCCAAGGAGAAGATTCAGCAAGAGGACTACTTGAGTTCTCTAGAGGCAAACCTCTTGGAGCTTCAGGATACGCATGGCTCAAGGTACACATTGCAAACTGTTTCGGGGAAGATAAGATCTCCCTCGAAGAAAGGGTAGAGTGGACAGATGAACATTCGGATGACATTATGTTGTGTGGCATTGATCCTCTTACTAGCCGTATGTGGATGGACGCTGATAAACCTTGGCAGTTCCTTAGGGCTTGCATGGAGTTCACTTGCTGTAACGGTAATGTTGATTACATCAGCCATCTGCCTATCACGGTAGACGGCTCTTGTAATGGACTACAGCATTTCTCAGCTATGCTCAAGGATGAAGTAGGTGGGTGTGCTACTAACTTAATACCATATGATCAACCACAGGATATCTATGAGATCGTTAGAGAACATACTGTTACTCGCATTAGTCGTGATACTGATAGTGAGTTTTTATTTTGGCATAAAGTCCTCAACAGAGGGCTGGTAAAACGTCCAGTAATGACAACACCTTATGGAGCTACACTTTATGGGATGCGTGAGCAAATACATCAGGAACTTAAAAAACAGTTGGATAAGGGAGTACAATTTCAAGGCATTGACGCTACTAGTGATCTATGGCCTCATTGCAAGTACCTTGCTTCTCATATTTATGAAGCTATTGGCGAAGTTGTTATATCTTCTAGGGTAGGTATGAAGTGGCTACAGGATGTGTCCAGGGCAATGAGTAAGGCAGACAGACCCATCTACTGGACACTTCCTACAGGCTTCATAGTTAAACAGAAGTATATCAAGTCAGTGGTAAAGCAAATTAAGACAGTTATAAATGGACGTATGGCTTCTCTCTATGCTGGAGTTCTACATGATGACCAGCGTATGGATAAGTCCAGACAAGTTAATGGTATCGCTCCTAACTTTGTTCATAGCTTAGATGCTTGTCACCTAATGATGACCATAGTTAAAGCTAAGGATGAGTATGGGATAGAAGACTTCTCTGTAGTGCACGATAGCTTTGGTACTCATGCGTGTGACATAGAGCAGCTAGGAATGGTCCTAAGAGAAACCTTCTGTGAACTATATACAGGGGACATATTACTAAACTTTAAAAAGGAACAGAGGGATATTAAATTACCAGAGTTACCACAGTTTGGTGAGTTGGATATTAAAGAAGTCTTGGACAGTGAATTCTTTTTCAGTTAAGTGTTGACTTGCTGGCTTAGAATGTTATACTAAGGTTAAGTTAATTAAAACCTTTAATACGGATACATACTAATGAATATTTTCGTACTAGACACTGAGATTGAAAAGTGTGCTGAGTATCATTGCGACAAACACGTTATTAAAATGATCCTAGAGTCAGTACAAATGATGTCATCTGTTGTTAGGTTATCTGGTTATGACCTAGGCTACAAGTTGACACATAAAAATCACCCATGTACTATATGGGCTAGAAAGTCATTAGCAAATTACAAGTGGTTATTTAAACTTACAGAGGGACTAAATGCAGAGTATAGGTATCGGTATAATAAAACTGTTAACCATAAATCTTATGACATGGTTAAGACATTACCAATGCCCAACATACCAGATACAGGTTTGACACCTTTTGCTCAGGCTATGCCAGACCAGTATAAAAGTAACAATGCAGTACAATCGTATCGTGATTATTATCTTAATGAGAAGGCCAACCTATTAACATGGACTAAACGTAAAACCCCAGCCTGGATAAGTAAATAAATTGAGCTTGACTTCCCCGCTTAGAATGTTATACTAAGGTTAAGTTAATTGAGACACGCAAACAAGGAGATCAACATGAGCTATTACAGAAGTGATGTGTTTTATGATGAGATGTTTGATGAATGTAAGACTAAGAAAGAGGTAGTAACTAAGGCACAGCGTATGATCAGAGGAAGGGATTCAACAATTGATCAATATGAATATGCTGTCGTTGATATTGCAGATGGACATAAAGCAATGATTGAATCTCTAATGAAGCAACTAGCTTAAGGAGGTGTTAGTAAGTGAGTAGTTTTTCAGCAAATGCAGATGTAGTTAAAGTATCCGAAGGAATGATTAAGATGATGGAAGTACTGGAACGCTTTAGTAAGGCTGAGAAGTATGCCATAGTCTCAGCAGTGTTCAACTGTATGTACAACAATAAGTTCCACGGTAGGCGGTCAGTGTCTGACCTGATGGGAGCAGCAGATAGTATGCGTAGTGAATGCAAGAGATTGAAGATACCCGAATTCGGGGGAGCAGAGAAATTCATCCAAGGAGAATTATAATATGGCAAATCAAATGTACATCACCCCAGTAGGAACAGCAGTGTATCCGTGGTTGAACAATCCTGATACACGCTTTGATGCTGATGGTGTCTACCAAGTTACACTACAGCTTAGTAAGGAAGACACCAAGCCTATCAATGCAGTAGTAAAGCCTTTGATGGATGGCGGTAAGAACAATCCTATCAAGCCAGAGTTAGATGACCAGGGTAATGCTACAGGAAATTACCTAGTTAAGTTTAAGTTGAAAGCTCTTGTTAAACCTAAGAAGAGTGAACCTTTCACCCAGTCTCCTGTCTTACTAGATGAAGATGGTAATAGGTTGGATGCCTTGATTGCTGGTGGTTCCAAAATGAAGATTGCTTATGAACCATTCGCATATAGCGCAATGGGTGGTGGTGTATCTTTAAGAGTTAAGAAAGTTAGGATGGCTAAAGGTGGTCTTATTGAGTATGTTGCAAAGGATGCTAACTTAGATTGGGGAGATGATTGTGTTGACAAACCTAAGAAAGAAGAACCAGTAGTTGAGGTAGCAGTATTAGACGATATGTCTAGTCCTGATTTAGACGATGAAGATTTCTAGTTCGCAGTTACGGAGAGGTATGATAGAGGGATATCGTTCAGGATTAGAGCGTGACATAGGATGTCAGCTTAACACCAGTAAAGTACGGTGGTCTTTTGAATCTGAACGTATCCCTTATACCCCTAAGGAGAGAACCTACACTCCAGACTTTATATTAAAAGGTCAAGCAATTAAGATCTATATAGAGTCTAAAGGTAGGTTCCTCCCCGCAGATAGATCAAAGCACCTATTAATTCAGAAGCAACATCCCGATTTAGACATTCGGTTTGTCTTTAGTAACCCTAAGCAGAAAATAAATAAAGGGAGCAAGACAACATATGGAGACTGGTGCGATAAACATGGATTCCAGTATGCAACAAAATGGGTTCCAGAAGACTGGATCAGACAGTGTTTGGATGGGTCAGGAATCTTGCCCAGAGTGTGGGTCTAAGGATAACTTATCGAGGTATGATGATGGACATGGTTATTGTCATGGTTGTAAGCATTATGAGCACGGTGATAGTCATCCTAGTCATGCTGCTTCAGACACAGCTAAGAAGAAACAAAGTTCAAGAGAATCTTATAACCTCATACGAGGTAATTATGAGTCTCTGGAGAAGAGAAAAATCTCAACAGAGACTTGCAAAAAAGCTGGCTACAGTATTGGGGAATACCAAGGAAAAAGGTGTCACATTGCCTCCTTTATCAAAGACGGACAGGTTGTGGGTCAGAAGTTACGACTAAAAAACAAAGACTTCAGAACCTTGGGTGACTGCAGTGGACTATGGGGTAAACACCTATGGTCCACTGGTAAGAAGATAGTAATAACAGAAGGAGAAATAGATGCACTCAGTGTGGCAGAAGCTCAGAACTCTAAGTGGCCTACGGTATCAATACCTAGTGGGGCTGGTAATGCTAAGAAGTCAATTAGTAAAGATCTTGAGTGGCTCCTTGGATTTGAGGAGATTATCCTCATGTTCGATATGGACCCCGTTGGTCAGAAGGCGGCTACGGAAGCTGCAGAACTCTTCCCGCCAGGACGCTGCAAGATTGCTAGACTCACAAAGAAGGATGCCAACCTCGTACTTATCGAGGAAGGAGGATCAGCTCTAGTAGATGCTATCTGGAGAGCAAGAGTATTCAGACCAGATGGTATCATAGCAGGGGAGGACACTTGGGATCTGATTAATACGGACATGAGTGACAGTGAACATCTTTATCCGTGGGAGGGACTTAATGAAAAAACTCTTGGAGCCAGAAGAGGTGAACTTGTTACTTTTTGTGCAGGAACTGGTGCGGGGAAGAGTACTATTGTCAAAGAGATTGCCTCGTACTTTCTCACGAAGGGCGAGACGCTTGGTTATATCGCACTTGAAGAAAGTGTTAGACAAGCAGCACTAGACTTCATGTCTATACACGCTAACAAGATGTTACACTTGGAGAAAGATTTAGATGAAAAATATCTTAGGGATACTTGGGAATCGGTATTTGCCGACAATCGTCTATATCTTTACGATCACTGGGGGAGCGTGGATGTTGGTCTCTTATCTACTCGTATCAGATACCTCGCTCGCAGTTGTAATGTGGGTTGGATTGTACTTGATCATCTCTCTATTATGGTGTCGGG